GGATAAACATATCTGGCACTTTGCTTGGTCAAGACCCAGACACGCAAATAACCACTATTGTGACAGGTCAACAAGTTAGTTTACGGCGCATGGTTAGTGATTCCGCTCGAGTAGATGTCAATGGTAACAATGCTTACACCGTTATATTTATACAAGACGGTACGTCTAATGTTGTTAAAATAAATGGCGGTAGTGATTCAACGATTACTATCACACAAAGTAATTGATGAAATATTTAATATTACCTTTGCTTATATTACTGACTTTACCTTTGGTTTTTGTCAGCACCCCTACTGAAATTCTCAAACTAAAAACTTTTGATACCTTAGTCAAACCGCAAACAGAAAGCGGTAATTTTGTAATTTTAAATATAACCGAAACAGATTTACAAAAAGAAGGCGGTTGGCCAATGCCTAGAAGCAGATTGGCAGAACTGCACGAATTGCTATTGGCAAAAGGTGCAACTGGCGTTGGCTGGGTCATAGCCTTTCCTCAACCAGATCGTTTGAATGGCGACCAAGAGTTTGCCGATGCTTTGCGTTTAGGACCTAGCATCTTAGCTACTTTTGAAAACTCTGCTGGTGTTTTTCCGAAAACGACTGGCACTATAATCAAAGGTAATTCAGTCGCAGGCTTAGAAACCATAGGCGTCATAGAAAATACCGAAGTTTTAAAAAACGCTACCGCTCAAGGCATAGCGGTTGCACCAGTTGATGTCGATAATTTAGTAAGGCGTTTGCCTTTGCTTTTACGCACACCAGACGGTTGGGTTTCAGCTTTTGGTACTGAGGTCTTAAAAGTCCTAACTGGCACTCGCTCCTACATTATTACCACTAACGAAATAGGCATACAAGAAATAGCAGTGCGTGGTCTACCACCAGTTAAAACTGACAAATTTGGGCGCAAATGGATTTCTTGGGTAGACACTCCCGAAACAAATTTGGCTGAGATGAATGTGGCTGGACGTTTCGTTTTTGTTGGTATTACAGCGCCCGGTATCATGCCACAGCTTGCTACACCCATAGGTTTGTTAGAGCCACATAAAATTCAAGCGGCTTTGTCTGAAAGCATTTTGATACAAGACTCGCCTATAATCCCAGAATACAGTTTACTTGCAGAGCTCCTAATTTTAATAACCACAGCTTCTTTAGTTTGGTTGTTGTTATTTTATTTAGGCATAAGCGCAGGTTTGATTAGTGCTAGCATGGTCTTCATAGGCACTACAATCTTAGGCGTTTATCTAATTCGTATGGGCTTGTTAGTAGACGTAACTTGGACACTTATTAGTCAAATCTTAGTTGGAGCTACGGCTTTTTATTTACGCTTTCGTGAACAATTTAAGTTACGTCTGCAAATAAAAAAACAGTTTGAGCATTATTTAGATCCTAGACAGGTCAAACGATTGCAGTCTAAACCTGAGCTTTTAAAATTAGGCGGTGAGAAAAAAACAGCAACATTTTTATTTACTGACCTTCGTGGTTTCACTGCTTTATCGGAAAAACTAGAACCACAAGCAGTTACAGAAATAATGAACCGAGTTTTGTCAGTGCAAACAAAATGTGTTCAGTTCCATGGTGGAATGATAGATAAATTTATTGGTGATGCAATGATGGCAATATTCAATGCACCGTTGGATTTGATAGATCACGAGGATAGTGCAATTTCATGTGCTTTGGACATATGTGATGAAATAGAATTTTTAAATGTTGAACTAGCAAAAGAAAATAAACCACCAGTTGCAATAGGCATTGGCATTAATACTGGGGAAGCCATAATCGGCAACATGGGAAGTGATACAAGGTTTGATTATACCGCCATTGGTGATTCTGTGAATGTAGCAGCAAGACTTGAAAGTGCAACCAAAGAGCAAGGTGTTGGGATATTGATTGGAGAGAACACACAATTTAATTCTTGTCACAACCTCTCTTTAGAAGCTAGAATCAAGGTTAAGGGTAAAAAATTACATCTTAATGTTTATACAACAACATGAAAATAAACCTAATATTAGGAGCAATGCTCTTAGCTACAATAACTGGGTCTGGAATGTACATCAGGTCTTTGCTGTCTGAAAACGCAATCCTACAAGCCAACCAAGTGATATTGACTGACAAAATAGCCGAACAAAACGAATCCATCAAAAATTATCTACAAAAACAAAAGGAGACCATGCAAGAAATGGCAGCTTTAGAAGATGCAAAGCAAGAAGCCATGCGTTCTGTTACAGAATTAAGAAACAAATTTGCCCGTCACGATCTGAACAATTTAGCTTTGATGAAGCCTGGCTTGATTGAAAGAAGAGTTAATGCAGGCTCAAAAAAAGTTTTTGATGAGTTAATGTCAATTACATCCCCCTATGTAAAAGATGAAAATATCTCTCCTAATAATTAGCTCATTGTTTGTCTTGGGTGGCTGTTCAATACTACCCAAGGCACAACCTGTAGACGTCAGAACGATAGCTGAAATACCGCCCATGTATCACCCGCCTTTACCTTTGGAAATACAAGGTGTGCCAGTCAAATGGAAGGTTTTGACACCAGAAATCATGGAAGAATATTTAGCTTTGGTTAAAGAAGGCAAAGCACCAGCTATGCCGTATTACGCATTAACCACGCAACAATATGAAAATTTGTCAGTCAATATGGCTGAAATAACTAGATACACAAAAAATATTTTATCTATAGTTGAATATTATAGAAATTACGATCAACCAAAAAAGGAGAATAGTGATGAGTGACAATCCAGATGCTTTTGTTTATCAAGCAGAGTTAGATAGGGTGGTAGATGGCGATACCGTAGATGTAATTTTAGATTTAGGTTTCGATGTCAAGTTGCACAAACAAAGAGTACGGCTAGCAGGTATAGACACCCCAGAATCAAGAACACGAGATTTAGCTGAAAAAAAATTAGGTTTGGCTGCTAAAGAAAGACTCAAAGAACTTTGTGTTGGAACTTTTAAAATTAAGTCGCTTGGCAAAGGTAAGTACGGCAGAATTTTAGGCATACCGTACACCGAAGATGGACAAGATATATGTCAAATGCTAATCAAAGAAGGACACGCTGTTGTTTACGATGGCGGTAAAAAAAGCAAAGTATGGGGAGATTATTAATGAAAATATCAGAAGAGGGCAAATCTTTAATAAAAAAGTTTGAAGGTTGTGAATTAGAGGCATATCTATGCCCAGCTGGTTACTGGACGATAGGTTACGGACACATCAAAAGCGCTAAAGAAGGCAAAACTATTAGTCAAAATGAAGCAGATGTTTATTTGACTAAAGATTTAGAGGAATTTGAAAGCTATGTAAACGGCATGGTTAAAGTAGAACTGGAGCAAAACGAGTTTGATGCACTTGTATGTTGGACTTTTAACTTAGGTCCAACAAACTTAGGTTCTTCGACTCTGCTCAAAGTTTTGAATCAAGATAAAAAAAACGAAGTACCAGCACAGATAAAAAGATGGAACAAAGCTGGTGGCGAGGTTTTAGAAGGTTTGATTAGAAGAAGAGAAGCCGAAGCCCTTTTATTTCAAGGCAAAGAATGGCACGAAGTATAGCGATATGCGATACTGACTCTAGGCATTTTATGCTTAGGGTTGTGCGATTACTATGTCACTACCTAATCGTGCAACCCGCTTAATTGTATGGATCTTAACAAACTTAAAGACTTTGATATTCTGTCTGAACAAGACAAACAAGAGGCACTTGCCTTACTTAATAGATACGAACAAATTGACAAACAAGATGAGTGTCAAAACGATTTTATTAAATTTGTAAAACATTTATGGCCAGAATTTATCGAGGGCAGACACCATAAAATTATCAGCGATAAGTTCAATCGCATTGCTCAAGGCAAACTAAAAAGGTTGATTGTCTGTTTACCGCCTCGACACTCAAAATCTGAATTTGCTTCTACTTATTTTCCTGCATGGATGATGGGTAGAAAAGGTGATTTAAAAATAATACAAACCACGCACACCGCTGAATTAGCCGTGCGTTTTGGTAGAAAAGTTAGAAACATTATTGACAGTCAAGAGTATCAGCACATCTTCCCAGAGCTTAAATTACAAGCCGATAATAAGTCTGCTGGTCGTTGGACAACCAATCAAGAGGGCGAAAGTTATTACGCTGGTGTTGGTGGTGCTATTACTGGTCGTGGTGCCGATTTACTTATTATCGACGACCCTCATTCTGAGCAAGATGCCATGTCGCCAAAAGCCATGGAATCAGCTTACGAATGGTATACGTCTGGACCTAGACAGCGTTTACAACCCGGTGGCACGATTGTCATAGTAATGACGCGTTGGAGCACCAAAGACTTGGTTGGTAAAGTTTTAAAAAAACAAGGCGAAGAAAATGCCGATCAATGGGAAGTAGTTGAGTTTCCTGCCATCATGCCTGAGTCCGAAGCACCTTTGTGGCCAGAATTTTGGCAAAAAGAAGAGTTACTATCTGTCAAAGCTTCTTTGCCTTTACCTAAATGGAACAGTCAATGGTTACAAAACCCCACTGCTGAGGAAGGCAGTATAGTTAAGCGTGAGTGGTGGCGCAGATGGGAAGAAGATGAAGTACCAGAGTATAATTACGTCATCCAGAGTTATGATACGGCTTTTTCTAAAAAGGACACAGCAGATTATTCTGCTATCACTACCTGGGCTATTTTTGGCGACAAAGACGACAATCCAGAAGGAATAATCTTATTAGACGCAAAAAGAGTTAGAGTCGATTTTCCAGAGCTAAAAAAAATAGCTTTAGAAGAGTATCGTTATTGGGAGCCAGATTGTGTGCTAATTGAAGCCAAAGCGTCTGGGACTCCTTTGACCCACGAGCTTAGAAGGATGGGCATACCTGTTACGGCTTACTCTCCAAGTCGAGGTCAAGACAAAGTAGCTCGAATGAACAGTGTCGCACCAATCTTTGAGTCTGGTATGGTCTGGGCACCAGAACATGAGTTTGCAGATGAAGTAATTGAAGAAATGGCTAGTTTCCCTTATGGCGATTACGATGATTATTGTGATAGTGCAACCATGGCTTTGATGCGTTTTCGTCAAGGTGGGTTTTTATCTTTGAAGGAAGATTATCAAGAGGAAGCAAGACTTTTGCGTAAAAACAGAACTATTTACTATTGATGCCAGTGAAAGAGCTAAAAATATTTGTGACTAAATTTATACACGATGAACTTGAGTATGTGGGTCCAGATATTCACGCTGAAAGCTTTGAACAAGCTGAATTGATAGCTGAAATGCAAGGCTTGATTTTAGAGGGCGAGCTGACAGATTTGATTGCAATTAATGACTTTGATAGACCGAAAGTGCTACACTAAAAAATTATGGCTATTGACAAACCGTTAGGAACAGAAAATAACCCTGATGTCAGAGAAACTGGTTCAGCTGTAGAGGTGATGCCAGAAGAATCACGTTCGGATCAAATAAAAAATGCGGCCGAAATCTTAGTAAGCGAACAAGAAATATTAGTAGATGGCGAAATAGGTATGGAAGCTGAAATGCCACCTATGGATTTCAATTCCAATTTAGTAGATTTTATTGATCCAATAGTTTTGCAAAAGTTAGCATCCGATTTAATTAGTTCAGTAGAGAGCGACAAACAATCAAGAAGCGAGTGGGAAAAAACTTACAAAGACGGTTTGCAATATCTAGGCATGAAATTTGACGAGAGCCGTTCGCAACCATTTGAAGGTAGTTCTGGCGTAATACACCCTATCTTGGCAGAAGCAGTCACGCAGTTTCAAGCCCAAGCTTACAAAGAAATGTTGCCAGCCAAAGGTCCAGTCAAAACCGAAATAATCGGAGCTCGAACAATAGATACCGAAAATCAAGCCGAGCGCATCCAAGAATTTATGAATTATTACATTATGAATGTAATGGAAGACTATGACCCAGAACTAGACATGTTGTTGTTTTACTTACCTTTAGCTGGTTCTGCCTTTAAAAAAGTTTATTTTGATTTTGTGACCAACAAAGCTGTTTCTAAGTTCATCCCACCAGAAGACTTGATTGTGCCTTATGAAGCTGCTGATTTATCCTCTGCTGAACGAGTCACGCATGCAATTAGCATGTCACTCAATGAAGTCAAAAAACAACAACTGACTGGTTTTTATGCCAATGTCGATATACCAGAAGATGCTTATAGTGACGAAGATTCAGAGATAGAAAACGAGATTGACCAAATTCAAGGTATTGAAGCAAGTTACAAAGAAGATAGAAACCGAATTATTTATGAAATTCATACAGTTTTAGACATTGAGGGCTTTGAAGACATTGACCAAAATGGGAATCCAACAGGTTTA